TTACTGGAGCTGTTCCGGGGGTAAAGGTTTGTGCTGAATAAGTAGTTGTTCCATTACTATTTAAGTTATAGAAACGATCTTGTCCATAAGCGCCTGAAGTTGTTGTGCTAGTAAATGCTCTTTGATTTATTGCAAAATCACCGTTGATTATGCGGTTTTTGCCAGCAGCAAAAGGCGCAGCAGTAATGTTAATTGTGCCATTAGTATCGTTAATGTCCGAGGCTGAAAAGACATCGCCATTAGCGTATGTCGTTTTAAGTGGTAATCCTACTGCCATGATTTTTTCTCCATAGTCCTATTCTAGTACATCACATCGAGTAATGGCTCTTGCGTAGTCAAAACTGTCACCCATGTGTTAGGGGTGATGCTGTGGCTAATTCCCTGACATTGGAGCTTCTTAACAATAGTCGTGCCTGACACATTGACATTTGTAATCTCCATAGTGTCAAAGTAATCAAGGTCTAAAGCTGCTGCGACTCCAGCCCCATAGCCCAGAGTTACCAAGTCGAGGCTAATGGATTCGATTCGGATCGTGGTGTCTTTACGGGTCGTAACATAGGCAGTTGCAAGGGCTAGGGCATTGGCATCTGTCTGCATGAGCATCTGGTCTGCTGTAACTGAGTGCAGAAAATACTGTGTCACAGAAGTAGCATCTGAGAAGGTTTGTGCTGTGCCACCTATGCGTGTGACTGTGGCTTGATTGACAATAGTTTTATCATCATGGGCAAAGGTAATACCTGCGTAATTGATGTCTGAAGATCCTGTGGCATTAGAGAACTTTGTAGGTGCTACAGCTTGTGCATCATAAACAAACTGGCGATTCTTAAAGATTGCGTTTCCAGCCTTGTCCACATAGAAAGCGCCCTGCTCTGTGAACTCGGCTGTTTGGACGGCTGTAAGCCCTGTGCGGGTCGTTGCAGGGTCAGCCACGCATAATGTATTGCCCGTCTGGATTGATCTCTGGCTAACAGGCCATCCGACTGTGTTGAGGATCTTGTCAATGCGTGTGCCAGTATCTTGCCCTGCTGCCTGTCCTGTAACTGTGGTGACATTTGAGTTGAACAGCAACTTAAATCCATCAGAGCAGATTAGATCAACATAGCCGATCTCCTGATCTTTAGGGTAGGTGTATAGATACTCAGTTATGTAACCCTTAAAAATCGGATAGGTAGTACCGCCATAAGCTGCTGAAATCTGTATAGAGCGCAGAGGAACAAGATTGGGATAATAAATACTGCTCGTGTTTTGGGGGTTCCACGCGCCTGTTTCATCGATAATCCGAACTGTGGCTGTGCCTGAGAGATACTTATCCTGAAATAGGTTGCGCTCTTTGCGAGTATCTATCTTAGAGACTTGATTAGATACATCGACAATGACAGTCGAACCAGAAGCAAACTCAGCAAAGCCTAGACGGGATGAACCTAACACAAAGGCTTCACCGAATGAGGCTCCACCAGTTAGGTTGATCTTTACAATAGGGGTTGCTGGTAGTGCCATTAGTAAGCCGTACTGTAATTTACTGGAGTACCAGAAGCCTGCTGTGCATAGAGTCCCTGTGTAATTGCTGCGACTAAATCGCGCTCTGTTGTGACTGATCCTGTGACCGAAATGTTCACAATAGTGTCACCGTTAGGTATCGCCTGTTGGCTTAATGAGTTGTAGCCATAAAGCGGAGTTGTAGGAATCAAGTTCATGTCAAACTGTCCACCACCGTAGCCCATAGGCGATCTCTCAGTTGTGCCGGGCACTAACTGTTGGCTTAGTGAATTGTACTTATACAAAGGCTCTGCCATAGCCCCACCCATAGGTAATGCAGTTGGTGGCTTAATGTTGGCCAATTTAGCAAGTTCTAAAGCCATCTGCTTAAGGGTCTCTAGCCATGCAGTAAATGGGTTTTCGATGTCATTCAGACCAATCATGTCACCGCGAAGGGCTGCTAACTTCTGAGCATTGGCAACCATGCTGTTAGATAGGCGAACAGCCGCGCTTATGTTACCTTCATTGATTGCAGCTTCTAGGTTAAAGATGTCAGTCTTTAGGTTAAGGCGTGTGCGTTCTTCCTCTGTCAGTTTGCCTTGTGCAGCAGCAGCTAACTGGATGCCTTCTTCATCAAAAATCTTCTGGCCTTGAGCAAGAACTAATGCAGCCTTGTCAAGCGCTTCTTGTTTTCTCTTGTCGGCTGTTAGTTTCTTCTGTGTTGATAGTTGCTTAGTCTTTAGAGAGTTCAACTCTTTCTGGCGCTTTAACGCATTTTTCTCTAATTGTGCCAGTGCTTCTTGTTGTTTTTTTTCACTAAGATTTGCTGTGCTAGAAGCCTTCTGTGGAACCGACAAATTGACACCAGCCTGCTTACCTAAGAATCCTTCAAAGATGTTTTTAGGTAATTCTTTCAATGTTCTAAATACGCCTGTAATGCCACCGACCGCAGTACCTGCAGCTAATGTAAGTTTGTTAAAGCCAGCAGCTAATGTATCTAAAAAGATAGCTGCATCTGTTGCCTCTGTGCCGCCACCTGCGCGAGCCAAAGCATCTACAAATCCTTTGCCAATAGTCTCTGAAGCTCTGCCTGTGGCTACAGATAAAACATCCATCTTGAATGAAGTGGTGTCTAGGTAATCTTCTGCTGCGCCTGCTGATCTTCCAAGCACAATACCTAAAATTTCAGAAAATGATTTAGTAGTTAATTCTGCTCTGGTTAAGCCTGTGTTGTATTTAGCCAAACCGCGAGTGATGCCAACATAGCCTTTACCTAAATCTTCTGCAACTGTGGCAAGGTCAATTCCAGAAGCTCGGCTAATTGTAATGGCATCGTTAAGCAGTTTCTGAGACTGAGTCAATGAGCCAGTAGTAGTGAGCAAACCTTGAAACGCTGGCCTTAAAACATCATCGGCGATTGCTGCTGATCTTTCTAAATTGTCAATGTATTCAGCAATTTGAGGGTTAGCAAAGCCAATGCCTAAATTCTCAACAGCTCTATTAAGTCTTAATGCAGCGGCTTCATCTTGAGCATAAGCCTTTACCGATGCCTTGCTATAAGCAAGAATTGCAGTTGTACCAAAGGCAATACCGGCGGCTCCTGCAAATCTTTTAACACTCTTTGTAAGTTTTTGAGTAGCAGTATCAGCTTCCTTAAAAGCTTTTTTACCAGTGAACTCTGTGGCTATGTCTATTCTTACATCGGCTGCCATTATTTTGCCTTCAATGTGTAGTTTTCAAATTTTACTTTAGATGTTTCAATGGCTTTAATTACCGCTGCTGTGGTTTTACCGCCATCTTCTGCCCACGCTCTAAAGATTGCACGACCACGCATCTTACGAGAAGCACGACCTGCTTGACCTTGGCCACGCTGGTAAGCATCAACTATCTGGCCTGTTCTATTTAATGCATCAATAAACTGTTGCCCAGCATAAGGGTTATTGCTTTTAGATTGATCTTTATTTCCTGATCTAATGTTCTTGCCAAAATTCTCATGTCCAGGCAATAAAACTTTGTAGGTTGGAGCCTGTGATCTACCTTGAGGGTTTTTTCTTCCAGCAGTCTCGTATAAAGCACCAGCGGCAGATGAGTTCACAATTCGAGCTAAAGAGCGAAAACCTGATCTATTTGGTTTTGATGGTGTTGCCTTGAATCCAATGCCACCTTTTGCGTCAGATGATGACCATTGAAGTCTTTCCCATGATCCTTTGCTTGGCATACCCCATCCAGATAGCGGAGCAGTTGAAGGAATAAATCCTCTGGCTTTAGCAGTAATTGGCTTTAATAAATTACCCAATTCTTTTTGGGTTTCTTTACCTAAGTCTGGAGCAAATTGCCTTAGAGCTTTACGGAGTTCAACGGCGCCTTTTAGCTGTGCTGGCATCTCTAATCTCCTTTGCTTCATCCTGTAAGCCTTGTAGTAATGCGTTTAACATTACTCTGTCTAACTCTAATAAATGTTGTGGCGGTGTCTGCAACCTAATACTCAAGCGAGCGATTAGGTAGGTGAATGGCAGATCCCGCTTTATGCTAAAGGGTCTGAGTCAAGCACCTCAACACTTTTCAGTGTTTCGATAAACTCAATCCCAAAAGGCTTAACAGTTTCACCTGTCCTGCGTGTTACTTCCCATGCTAACCAATAGACATCGCTTTGCTTTTCTTCATCGCGAAACGCCTTATGGAAACCCTTTTTAGCGTACATTTCAAACGAGTACTCCACTGCTGGAGTAATCTCGCCTTCTAATACGCTTCCATCTATACGAACTATCTTTAGTTTTGCCATGGTTTGCCCCTTTGTTTAATTGTTTAGAATGTGCCTGTAGTTGCTACTGCAATTGTTGAGTTACATGTAAATGTAATGCTCTGTGTGCCAATGTCGCCAACAGCACCGTTGATGTCTGTTGTGTTATTGACAAGGATTGAAACAGTGTAAAGAGGGTTAGTTGCTCCTACTGCTGTTCCTTTTTCCTGAAGGAATACAGCTGTAACTGTTGTTCCCCATGCAGCTTGTAGTGTTGCCAATACATTTGCTGCTGCTGTGTCGTTT